CTGGTGGCCTCTCTGTCCTTGTCAGCAAGGTTATTTTGTCTATGCGCAGACGTGAAACTGGACCGGTAAATGAAACGGTCCCCGCTATCACGACGATTATCGTGAACAATCCCTTCGAACCAAGTTTGAATGGGACTGTATCTCCCTGGCATCAACCCGTTGCCGGATCGAGGTTACGTCACTGGGAGTTAATGGAAGATGAACCATTACCTCTGCCGCCCTGCAACTTCAAGCAGTGCTCACATGATAAAGTAACAGTACGTTGGAGCTTTCCTGTCGAAGGCCGCGAACATTATAAACATTTCGCGGACTCCAAATCAGTGGAGTACGACTTCGCATATGGTTACGCTCTTCAAGGGAGCATCACCCATGGTGGGTACCCTGTTCTCGACGTACCACTCTCCGAAATTGGTCCGACATTTCTGATTGACAATGCGGATCAATTTGCATTGACGCGTCTTTGGGATAAAGTTCTTCCCGAGATTAAGCCGTCAATGGATATCCTCGTCTTCATCGCAGAATTTCGCGATGTAGTCGACCTCTTTAGGTCACTCGTTAAAAAGGTGAGTGAGGTTATCAATGCTGCAGTCGGCCTATCGCAACTAGCACGCGATTGGAGTCGATACAATGGTCTTCTCTTCAAAGCTCTTCGGGGGAAATCACGCCCCGGAGCCGGATTAGTACGCTTAACTGTAGATAAAGCGTTCACTCGCTTATCGAATGAGTGGCTCGAGTACAACTTCGCACTTCGACCGCTTGCGTCTGATCTGATCGGTATCTTAGCAGCATTATTGGACTTCAATATGAAGCTCCAGATGTTGAAGTCACAGGCGAACACCATTCTCAAAATTCATCGGAAAATTGATGATGAGGAATGGATTCCGTACGAAGATCTTCACGTATCGGAATGTGTATTTAAGAATTCGCTTTGTGCCCCTGACAAATGCCTCTACAAGAATCGTGACGAATCACGTTACGAGGACTGTACAGGGGGTGCTGTCAGGAAAAGATACGCAACTATGCATAGTACGACACGCGGTCTGACTGTCGTGTACCGCTATGCATGGCCGAAGGCGCTCGATGGCCTTCAGG